TTAAGCCTGCATTATGTTAATACTAACCCAATCCAGACTATGCAAATGGCTGAGGCAATGGTAGTTTTAGCAGCGGTAGGTGGTACAAGTTTTAAAATAAAGTACGGTGACGTTATAGAGACACACATTGACATTAAAGTACCGTCTAATGTGTCAGTTCCTATTAAGAATCTGGAAGATACCTCAATACAGAGTTCTGAAGTAGAGTTATACTTGACTGTTGATACTTATGCGGGTTTCTTACAACATGTAGCGGCTGTTAATGGTAACCCACCTAAATACTCCTACACTTTTGTGGATTTAGCACTATGAAACTTCAACCATCTAACTTAACTTTAGTTATAGACTATACGATTAAACAAGTAAACTCGTATACAAGTAACCTAGTAGCGGGTAACACAGTAGCCATACCAACAACTACTTTAGAGTCTAAGGTAGCCATACTACCCCCACAGGGGTCTGTTGTTGTAACTGATGTTAAGAAGATGTTTACTGTAACTAGCTGGTCACCGGTAAAACTTGTGTTAACCGTAAACTCTGTATCTATAGAGCTAGCCTGTTCTGGAGTATTTGTGTACACTGGAGCTATTGATGAGGTTGTTATTATAAATCCTACAACCGATTTACAACTTAATGTGCAATATGTGGCATGTTAACCATTAACAAAACAGTCCTTTAACCTTAACGATAAGGATACTTACTATGATATTAGAGAATTTGCCTGTAGCTGGGGTTAAGAACTCCGCCGCAGGGTTATATGTACACGAAGACGACCGGTCAGCCCCCACAACAACAGCAAAACCGCTTAAAACTGTTGGTGTTCTAGTAGGACCTACCGTTAAAGGTACTACTGAACCTCGTTTTTACTCAAAAGCTGAACAGTGGCTAGCTGAATACGGTAATGTACCAGTTGAGGGTTCTTTTGCATTCTACGCGGCATTGATATTCTTGCAAGAGTCAGATGCCTTATGGTTTACCCGTGTTACTGAACAAGCCCGGTATGCAGGTGTAACCGTCAGTAATGTAAACGGAGTTGCTACCATTGATAGTGCAGATATTAGATGGGGTGGCAATCCTTTAACAGAACAATACGGCACTACTGCACAAAAGACGGCAAATGGTGGTGACTTTGATAGCGAGTTGTTTGGTAAAGGTCAACTAAATCCGTTAACATTCGAGTTTACCAGCTCTGATTTGTTCATTATTTATGACTTATCGGCAGGTGTTCGTAATCTTAGCTTTGATTTAATACCAGCAGGTTCTGACACTATTGCAGACCATGCGTTTCACTTAGTAGTGTACGAAGATAGCGTTCAAGTAGAGACGTTTTTAGTAAGTCTGACGAATTACATTTATGGCGGTAAGCAGTGTGAAATTGAAAGTCGTGTTAATAGTAACTCTAAATACATTCGTGTCTTACAGAACCAAAATGCTGCTGTTTTCGTAGATGATGAAACTACACCGTTCGTAACAACTTCTATCTTTGGTGCACCTGCTTTAGGTGGTGATAGCGGTCTAAACCCTGGTACTGACAAAATACTTGAAGCCCTAAACTACTACAGTAATCAAGAAGCCGTAAGAATAAACGTTTTGATTAACAATGGTTATACTGATTCAGCCATCCAGTCAAGACTTTTAGAAATGGCTGAAACTCGTATGGACTGTATGTCTATTATTGACGTTCCAAGTTCTGAGCAATTACCTGAAAATGCGGTGAAGTTCAGAAACCGTACTTTACGCATGAATACAGGTCTAGGTGAAGCAAAAGCTAATACGTCTTATAGTGCTTTGTATAGTTGTGATATTCTCGTTCATGACAAAATAAATGACCGGCGTGTCATGGTTCCAATATCAAGTGCTGTTGCGGCTGCCTACGCTGCATCTGATAGAAACTTTGCAGAATGGTTTGCACCCGCTGGTAAAAAGCGTGGTTTACTGTCTGGTGATAAGAAGTACATATCAGTAATTGGTGTACGTCACGATTATGGTAAAACTGACCGTGATTTACTTGATGCAAATCAGGTAAACCCAGTACGGGTAATAGCTGGTAACGGAATATACTTGTGGGGTATTAGTACGTTACAACGTGAAACCTCGGCAAGACAGTTTGTGTCAGTACGTCGCTTATTGTTGCGTATTGAGACTTTACTGCAAGACCGTATTATGTTTAACGTTTTTGACCCGAATGACGAGATTTTGCGTAATGCAATAATTGCTTTATGTGACAGAGAGTTACAAGCGATTAAGGATGGTCGCGGCCTGTATGCGTTCGTAGTTGTGTGTGATGATTCCAATAATACAGTTGAAGACGTTATTAACGGCGATTTGAACATCAACCTATACTTAGATGCCGTATTACCAGCAAAACGTATTATTGTTAACTTAGTTATTAACCGTACCGGTGTACGGTCAACTGTTCTTTAACCGGAGATAAAAAATGCCAAAACCTACATTAGGTAATATCATAACAGCAATACCTGACCCTCTGCTGTCTGATAACTTTAGTTTTAGTTTCCCTTCAATACCAGTTGGAAAACGCAACCCTAACGGACTGCTATTTCAGTGTAAAAACACGATTAAACCAGGGGTAACCTTAGGAAATATAGATATTGCGTTGTTTGGTCATACCGTAACGTATGCAACTAACAAAACGTTTAGCCATGAAATTAGCACAACTTACGCTGAAAACCGTGAAATGGTTATTCATCAGACTGTAGAAGAGTGGATTGAACTGATACGCGGTACTCAAACTCAGCATGGTGCACCAAAAGAAGAGCATGTTCGTGATGGGTATTTGACGGTGTACAACCAAGCAGGTGCAGTTGTTGTAGTGTACCGTATTATTAACTGTTGGCCTAGCGCTATTCAGGACTTAAACTTTGACGGTACGCAGTCTAGCGCCTTGGATACCGCGATAACTTGGCGTTATGACTACTATATCAACCAAACCACTGGCGTTGGTGCAGCGGTTCCAACTACTTAATCATTATGGCACTTAATGGAAGTAATTTAACGGCATTAAGTAAATTACTGTCGTTACCTTCACCTCAGCTAGACTTTAAATGGGTGTGTTTGTACCTTCCATTCAACCATCCCCTACACTATGTTGAGTCAATTGATGTACCTTGGTTAAACATAAGTGTAGGGGATAAAACTCATGCTGGTAGCACCTATGAATATTATCCAGGCACTCATGATATTCAACCTGTATCTATTACCTTCTATGAGGATGAACGTGCCACCTCTTTGAAGTACGTTACTAACTGGAAATCAAAGGTTAAATCACTAGAAACTGGGTTCTATAACTTACCTACAGTGTATAAACAGGAAGTACGGGCACAATTGCTAGATACAAGCAATAATCCTGTTGTGTCAATAACCCTGACAGGAGTGTGGCCGTCAGAGACCCAGTCGTACTCTCTTAAGTACACAGATGCTGGTAGGCTTGTAGTAACACAGTCGTTTTCAGTAGATAACCAAAGGTTGCAGTTCCATAAGTAAACCTAGTCTAACTAACGATTCAATATGAGTAAACTTCAACTTCAGGCACTAGTTTTCCTGAAGTTTTACCTTGTGGGCTACAGAGAACTGTAAATCTTAATAAGAACAACAACTACTTAGGAGCAACTATGAACCCATCTTTACCGAAAGACTCTAATTGGTCGGATATAGGTAACCTACCGTCAAACTTCTACCCATATACTTACAGCAGCCTGGACATACAACCGCTGACGTTAAAACAGTTAAAACTGTTGTCAAAGACTACGCTAACTGGTGACTTAAACTACCAGTTTGAAGCAGTAGCTAGTTGCATATCAACTGACGTGCTAAGTCTCTCTATAGGAGACTACTACTACATACTAGAATGGCTAAAATACCATTCAATGCCTAAAACACCGCTTACGGTAGAATGGACATGTCCTCATAAAATACTCCAGCATAAAGAGACTGGTGACATGTTGTCGAATCACCCTGAGTCACTTAGACAGTCTGCTGCTACGATTAACCCAGCTGACTACGATTTAGTAGACTGCAACACGCTTAACACTGAAATAGTGCATTTTTCTAGCCTTGAGGTATTCCAGTTACCTGAAGAAAACTGGACAGGGTTACCTGATGGGTTTGACTTTCCAAGGGTATCACACCTAATTGACTTAAAAGAGGCTCTAAAAGACCCTGAGTTAAACATGATTATACCAGCGGCTCAATGGGTAAAAGCTGCAACCGTAGCAGAAAAACTCGCAATACTAGAAGCACAGCCTAACCTATCTATGTTTCACATGGGGTTGTCGTTAAACCGTAACATCAAGCATGGTATTGCCACCAATACTACACTTCACTGCAGGGCATGTTCAGCGGAATATAAGTACACTATTCAAGTAGAGGCCGCAAGTTTTTTCCAATAAGTTCAGAGCAGGTTATCCTTGATTTAGAGTATGACCTGCTAAAACATCTTAACCTGCAGCCGCGTGATGACATTCCATCTATGAAGTTCTTGTACTTTCACTCCAAACTTAAGAAAGACCTTGAGCAACAAGCACAAGCTAGAGCAGCCGCTGCTGCGAAGAAAAAACGCTAGTACCGAGCAGTTTTTAACGTTCTGAACTTACAAAAGGTACCACACCGATGACTCTACAAGAAATTTTAGAATACCGTAAGGCCTATCTGCAAGATTTGCAAGAGAAAGACGACCGCGCGTACATGATAGTTCTGTTAGAAGAACTTAACCGTACATTAGAGAGTTTGCGCGAGCCTTTAGTTAATGTACCAGCATTTAAAGATGACGATGCAGATGAACCTGAGCGGTCTAACCCTGTTGAGCACCTATTACAGAATAGTATTGCACCTACAGATGTAAAACCTGTTGTAGACGGTCTGAATAAGGTTAATGACGCTATTACTGATGTAGATAGCCAGTTAACCCTATCTAACGAAGAAGTAAACCGTAACTTAAGAGCAATGCTGTACCAGTTAAAAGAGGTGCGCAAGGCTATTAAAGAAATAGAGGTTCAACCTACGGTTATTCAGGAAGAGTTGCAAAGTGCGGGTGGTTCAACTCGGCGTCGTAGTAGACGCCGTAGGCCATCAGTAACACCTAGGGAAACGCGACGCTCTACTAGACGTAGCTCAACAGGTGCAGGAAGTTCAAACCTACAAGGTTCTAGCTCTAACTCACAACAGTTAAACACTAACCTCCGTTCAGACTCAAGAACTACTAACAACTCAGCATCGTCGTCCTTATCATCACGGGTGTCTAACCTAGTACCACGTGGTATACCTCCTGTATTACAGCAGGGGCTTTCTTCTCTTACACCAACTCGGGCTACAGGTGTACTAGCAGCACTTACAGGAGTTCTAGGTATTGCCGATGCGGTAGCCAGTTCAGACAGTGCCCCACAAGCAGTAGGGCAAATAGCATCTACTGCTGTTAACACCGCTGGTGGTATTGCGGGTTCTGCTGCAGGTGCGGAAATTGGAGGTATTATTGGCGCATTTGGTGGGCCTGCTGCCCCAATAACTGTGCCTGCAGGTGCACTTTTAGGGTCAATGGTTGGAGGTTACTTAGGTTCTACGTTTACTACTGACTTAGCGACTAGTATTGGTGACACAGTTACCGGTGCATTGTCTGGAGAGTACGGACCAGCAGAAATAATGGGTGCTATTGCACAAACTGTAGCACCGTTAAACCCTATGATGGCCTTAACACAAGTAATACCAGAATTAGCACAACTTACAGCGTCTTCTATTGTGGGTTCATCTGATGCTCCTGATTCAATACCGTTAGAGCTACCACCTGTACTTACTGCCATCTTTACAACCCTGGGTTTCAATATTCGTTCATTAATGGGAAGTAATACAACTTTATCGGACTCTATTGAGACCTACGGTAATTCTCTAGTAGAAGGAGGTCAAGAAATGTTTGACCTTATAAAGTCTACTGGTCTAATACTTTTCAATGAAATGATGGACGGTTTGTCAGATATTGGCGATTCCGCAGTAGGTGGTGTGTCACAAGCATGGGAATCGACTAAACGTGGAGTAGGTGACGCCATAGGTGGTGTGGTTGGAGGTATTAGTTCAGCAGGTGGACAAGCATGGAAGTCTATAGAGTCTACTTTAAAAGGTGACGTAGGAAGTCCCCAGTTAGCAATGAAAGTTCTCATGGATAGAGGATACTCTAAGGATGATGCTGCTGCTATAGCCGCCCAATACTCCGCAGAAAGCGGATTCAATACCAAAGCAGTAGGTGATAGTGGTAAAGCACGGGGTATCGGACAGTGGCACCCTGACCGTGTTGCTAAGATGGAAAAGTTGTACAACAAAAAGTTTGACCAGATTACCTTTGAAGAACAAGTCGGGTTCACAGACTGGGAACTTAAGAATACTCACGGCAAAGCCTTGCGAGCTATGCAGTCCGCAACAACTCCGGCTGAAAAGGCTAAGGCACTAGAGCGGTATTACGAAATAGATGCTTTATCTCTTAAAGGTGGTTTTCAACAAAAACGTGTTGATGACGCTGAAAAGTATGCAAGAATAGATGATAAAGTTATTTCTAGTTCTCAAGGTTTACCACAACGTGTATCTGAACATGCTGCACAATTATCAGGTGTTGCAGACTATTCTGAAACCCCACCAGGTGAGCTTAAAGGTGGGTATCAAATAGTACCACCAGAGCAATTAAAGATTAAAAGTAAGGAGTCTACTGCAGGTGGAACCGCACAAAAAGGAACTATGGATTTAGCAGGACTTATGCAATCCAGGTATGGAGACTCTATTAAGTATTTTTCTGCATTTAATGACCAGTACCATGCAGACCATAGCCCTACATCTGGACATACCAAGGGGTTAAAGTTTGATATGGTACTGAACGATGCTTCTCAAGCAGAAGTAATGTCTAATAACATAAAAGCCATATCACAGGAGTTAGGTGTACCCGTAAATGTATTAAATGAGTATGCAGACCCTTCGGCAAAGGCAACTGGCGGTCACTTAGATGTAGGTTTTAAATCTCAAGAACATGCACAAGCCTTTGCACAGGCATTGGCAAAGAAACAAGAAGAAGCATCTAAGGCTCAACCTACTGTCCTGGCTAAAGGTCCTAGAGTTACACCAGATGCTAATCAACAACCTTTGGGGGCAATTACAGGAGAATTACCAACGTTACCATCAGGTGCTGAGAATTACTGGACTATTAATCCAGAAACAGTTACGTCGGTTTCCAATACTACCGCACCGCAATTGGAGGTAACACCTCAAGCTGCTACTGCTCAGGTGCAACCGCAGACCCCAGTTGTAACCGTAGATTCTTCTCCGATAACAGCGCAGTTACCTAGTACACCTACAGTTTCTTCTGCACCACCTATTATCCCAGTTGGTACCTCACAACAAGGTAATAGTTATTACTCTGCTAGTTCTGCTGTATACGAAGAGAATACGTCGAAGTACCAAACACCTCAATACCCTGTTGGTACTGTAACTCCAGGGACTCCTAACTGGAACGGTAGTCCTCAAGAGTTTGAGGCTATGAAAAGAGCAGCCTGGGGAGAGTCTACACCAGTACCTCAAGGTACACCATACAGTACACCTCAATACCCTGTTGGTACTGTAACTCCAGGGACTCCTAACTGGAACGGTAGTCCTCAAGAGTTTGAGGCTATGCAAAGAGCAGCCTGGGGAGAGCCTACACCAGTACCTCAAGGTACACCATACAGTACACCTCAATACCCTGTATATCCAGAGCCAGTACAAGGAGTGTCACCAGTACAAAGGTTGTTAGGCGCTACTAGCAGCTTGATTAGTCAGTTTGTACCAGGAGCTAGCAAAGTAACAGGAGTCTACAATGCAGTGTCACCTCTTCTAGGGTTACCTCAGGTTCCAACTGACGGGCCTTATGGTTCTGTAGGGTATAACGGGTATCCTAGCGTTACTCCAAACTATTACGGTTACGGTGGCAATCAATACGGATATTCACCTAGCAGTGTGCAAAGTGTAACAACGCAGTATGGTGGTAATCAATACGGTTATGGACGCCAGCCAGCAACCTCTAACCTATCGAACTACTTAACAACCGATGAATACCGAACTAGCAACGTAACATCTGCTAATGCGACGTTGAGTTCACCTGTTGGATACATAACCAATCAAAGTATGTATCAACAACCTGCAACACCTGCTCCAACTAGTTATACAGTTCCAACCCCAGGAACTCCTAACTGGAACGGTAGTCCTCAAGAGTTTGAGGCTATGCAAAGAGCAGCCTGGGGAGAGTCTACACCAGTACCTCAAGGTACACCTCAATATGCACCAGGTGCCTCTTTAATAGAGACAGTTGACCCAACTACTGGTATTTCAACTATTAGTGTACCACAACCCTATGGTACTACTCAATCTTCGCAAGGTAGCCAACCACAATTACCCGACGTAACTAGTAGTGTGGGAGGGTATCAAGCAGCGGCACAATACTTAGGTTCTGTTACTACTAACCAACAATCTGATTATTCAGACATTCATAACCAAGTTCTTAATTCATCATTAGTATCTGGTGTGGGTTTATTGGATAGTGTAACTCCATCTGTACCATCACCATTGAATCCTAACATTGGTAATGCTTTTGAGCCAGTGAGTCTAGGGTTATCTAACATAGGTGAACCAGTCGCAACCCCAATGCCAGTACCGTCATTACCTCCTATGTACGATGGTTCAATGGAACAACAAGGTGAACCATCTGTAGTTATGGGAAGTCAACCTTCACAAAGTCAAGGAGGTAGCAATGTTACTATGGATGAAATACCGGTACGTATCGACGACTTTGGTATTGTACTTATGCAGATAATGAACATCTAGTGTAATACTATTAACGAGAACTACACGAATAAAGGAGCACTTTATGGCAACCGCGTTCAATGTTGGTACAGCTAACGCTAACTCTTTAACTAAACCATTAACCGCAAGAGTACCTGAGCAATACTCAGTAGTGTTAGATGTTGTTGGGGTGGACTCTTCAATACAACAACAGTTTCCCATGTATGGGGTGATACCAGAGCGGTATTCAATCGGAGTATCTTCAGATTATGATACCCCATTAGCGGCACCATCTGCCGGTAACCTAGCCCAAAGTATGGTAAACAAGAAGTTTGGTACAACTGGGGCACTATCAGCACTTTCACCTATACAACAGTATCTTGCAAAAAACGCTGGTTCTATCACAGACAGTGCATTTAAAGCATTAGGGGGTACAAATAAGTTAAAATACCAAATGTTGCAGGTCTGGCAAGCCACTTCGCCAATGTCAGTAAACGTAGAAATAGTGTTAAATGCTTATAGCGATGCAAACATTGATGTGAAACAAAAGTTAAAGGCGTTGATGAAGTTAGTTGTACCTTCAGAGGGTAGTGGTGGTATGATGAACCCCCCGGGCCCAAACGTGTTAAACATAGCGCTAGGAAGACGTATAACCCTTAGAATGGGAACTTTTATGGTCATTGAAGATGCTATTATTCGTAATGTAAATGCAGATATACAGACTTTATGTGGTGCGGATGGTATACCAATGGCTATAACAACAACGGCAACCATAGAAACCCCATACGCCGCTGTAACTGACCTTGATATAGACCGCATGTTTCCAGGGTAGTGGAGTTATACAATGAGTACAAATGCTACAAAACTAAAGCGAATATTCTCAATTATCGCCGACGAATACGGAGTAGACCCGTTAAAAGACAAACTTGCTCCAGGCATAGCCGCAATTGATAACTTTGAGTATTACACGATAGACTATTCAGAGCGTGGTTCACCGGATGCGATTGCTTACAAGTTTTACCGTACTCACGACTTATGGTGGGTTATAATGGAATACAATGGTTTGCACTCCTACAAGCAAATAGTAGAAGGTATAACCATTAAAATACCTGCAATTGCGGATGTCATACTTATTGCTGGTTTTCAGTCTAACCGTGATGTTTACGTTAAAAGGGTTATTGAGATATGATACTTCTAAATAACCAACTGTATGTAACGATTAAAATAGATGGACAAGAGTTGATTGAACAACCTTCTTGCATAGGAAGTATTGCAATGACTGAAGGTAACGGTGCATTGTTTCCTACATGTATGGTTAATCTAAATGATACTACTGGTGAACTTACCAGCAGACTTAACATAGTAGATGGTGCATTGTTGGAAATAACAGCAGGTATAGACAGTGCTTCAGTAGCAACGGTAAACCGTCAATACCGTGTTTTTGGACACCGTGCCCCTTCAAGTACGGCAGGTTCTACGTTTAAGATAGGTGGTATATATGATGCACCGGCTTACACAACTGCTGCTGCTAGTGAAGTTTACAAAGGAACTTCCAATGAGGTGCTACAAGAACTTGCAGATAAATGCCTACTGTATTACGAAGGTCCAGACCAGCCTACTAATGATGCACAACGTTGGATGAATGCTGGTGGTTCACGTGCCCACTTCTGTAATAGAGTAGTAAGACATGGTTACATAGACCCTCATAGTTGCATGTCGTTTACCCTTAATTCGTTGGGTACACTAAAATACAAAAACTTGTTTCAATTGTTAGACGAACGCCCAAAGTTTAACCTGTACTATAATACAGCTCCTAAGTATACCGACAATAGTTTTGTCGTAAGAGAATCACGAGTTTTATCAGGGTCTGGGTTAGTTAACACTTGGCAGAACTATGGGTCTGCCAAAGTAATACCTTCTAGTTCAGGTAATGCCAGTGTATCACAAAAAGTACAGGTAAACACGGCTCAGCAGTATTTACCAATTAACAGTCAAGTATCTGCTACGATAGAAGGATTGTCTCGCATAGAACATGCGCCCCTTGATTGCTCTAATGTACACCCTATGTATGAGCAGGCGTTATACCAGAACTTAAAGTTCAATGCCTTATTCTCACAAAAGTTATCGGTCTTACTCTATGAGTGTTCAGATATACAACTGTTTGACGTAGGGTATTACCATCAAGCAAATGCCGACCCTATGGTATTCGCAGAGGCTAGCGACTTATACATAGTCGTAGGAAAATCAGTATATGTAAAAAATGGAAAAAGTTACGCCGAAAGGTTGGAGTTAATAAGAATGAGTGTAAATTCACCAGGTGGGTCAAAGTTGTCTAGCCAAGACCCTGGAGTACTTAAGAACATACTTATACCAGATGCTTTGATGAATCCAGGTTCTACTTTAGTTGAGCAGTGTTTATCGGTGGTTAACGTAGTCTCTGGTATTTATCAAGCGGTTAAGAATCCTGTTGCGGCTGCACAGGCATTGCTTCCTACGGTTAGTGCACAGTTAGCAGAAGTATCACCAGCTTTGTCGAGTTTAGCACAACTAGCTGCATCTGGAGCTTTGCATACTTCTACACAGACAACTATGGGCTTAATTGATGCACTTGCTGCTCCTACTGGTAGTTTGGTGGGTGTACTAGACGATTTAACAGCACAGTATACAGGACAGTCTGGTGTTATCGCATCGGTTGCTAATGCTGCTCACCAAGCACGCGTGTTTGCTTCAGGTTCTACCTCTAGCCTAGTACAGCAACAGTTTGGTCAATTGAATACTAATGCGTTGTTCATACCAGGTGGTGCTATAGATAGCCTTAGCGTTGCATTTCCTGCTCTAACAAGCGTATCAAATGCAGTTAGAGTGTACAATACCGTAGGTTCGGTAGTTAATGCGTCTAATTCTTTACCTCAATCAAGTATTGGTGTATACAATGATGGAGCCAACCAGATAAACCAAGCATATTTAAGACTAAGTCAGGCCGCGTGTACCACATGGAATACCTGTGTTTCAGCTAGTACTGGTATGCAGCCAGAACCTAATGCAACAGCTAGTTATGAAGTACAAGCGATTGCTGTTGGTACTATAGCAGAAAGTACACAAGGTTTGAATGTTCCTACTTACAAAGATACTAACAACTCTATAGCGGGTATTCTGAGTACCGTAGACCCTTCAGGTTCTCACAGATTTATAGCAACAACAGACAATAATGGTATACCAACACCTTTGTTTGACGTGTCACCAGTTAACATAACAGAGCTGCCACAGCACGTTGACTCAATGTTATATAGCAATGAAAAATTGCTGCGTATAGCTGATGAAAACTCATTTTAAGTGAAACCCAAACTCATTTTAAGTGAAACCCAAACTCATTTTAAGGTGTACTACTTATGATAACCGCAGGAAGAGACATTAGACCTTCTACTTTAGAAGGTCAAACCTTTGAAGGTATTGTTGTTAATAACGATGACTCTTCGCATGAAGACCAGAAGAAATTAGGGCGTATACAAATAAGAGTAGCTGGTTTCTTTGATGGGTTTGCTGATGAAGACCTACCGTGGTGTATTTACGAGACTAATGAATCTTTAGACGGTTCTAGTCCAACTTCAGGAAAGTTTAACGTACCAGCTATAGGGGCTAGAGTTAACGTAAAGTTCCAAAAAGGCTCAGTTTACCATCCTACTTGGACACATTCACATGGAACTGAAAAAGACATACCAGAGGAAGCCTTAACAAACTATCCAAAACGTGCTGTTTCCAAACTCAGTAATGGTTGTCTGGTTGTAGTTGACAGGGAAACTAACGAAATATTTATCAGAAATCCAGGTAATGCTAATATCTATATACAAGGGGATGTGTCTATAACAGTAAGTGGTGCTGCTCACCACCAGATAAAAGGGGACTACATACTAGAAGTAGATGGTAATTACATAGAAAAAGTAAAAGGGAATCATCAAGTGAGTATAGATGGTTCAGAATCAGGTTCTGTTAACGGGTCTCGCCATTGGAATATAGGCGGGAGCGACACTTCAAGTTAGAACGGGTAATTTATGGCTGAAATAGTAGAACCACCTCCACCCCCAGACCCATTGACGGTCACCGTAGGTACAGCTACGCTTACCTATAGTATTATAGGTGGTTACATAACAATCGACAACCCTGGAGACACCATGATAACCATAAATGGAGACCTTACTATGACTACAGGAGGCATAAACGTCGATGGCGTACTTAACTTAGTAGCAAGTTCTGCGGTTAACATCATAGCTCCTAATGCTGGTATACAAGCGGCAACCAGCATTACTGGTGAAACTAACATTAGCGGTGCAACTACTATTAACGGTAATACTGACGTAATAGGAGGTGTTTCTGTCAATGGTAACATCAGTACAACCAGCTCTTCTATAGACATTACATCAGTTTCTATAGATGTTAACTCCGACGGTTTTTCGTTGGTAACTAACGTTTTTAACTGGATTAGTAGTACCATTGAGGCAGATATACAAACGGTTACTGCATCCCTGAACTCGGTTATCACTTCGGTTACAAACAACTTAGAGACAAGTATTGGTGGTTCTTGGATTACTGCGGTTGCAGGAGACGTGTACCAATGCTTTAAACGTAACGTCAGACGGCATGTGCGCGGTAAGTCTATATCAACAGCTCCAGAAGTTCCTTTGGTTGTCGAAGACCTGTACGTTATGAGTTCTTGCATGGATAGTTACGAAAATACAGGAGGTACACCGTTTCCAGACTTACCACGGGTACCAGACTGGCCTGGCATAAACGGCCAACCACGAGATTTAGAAGAGGAGTAATCTATGAAACTTCAAGTAATGATTAGTGTTAGTGCTGTACTTGACATAAAACAATGGAGAACCCAAGCAAGTAAGAGACCTGGTTTTCACAGGTTTTTAAAAACCAATGATGGTGAAAAAGCTCTTGATGCTAACGACCGTGTTTTAGACTCTTGGTACTTTCCTAAGCAGCGCCCTACTCTTGATGGTTACACTCAAGAGCTGACGGGAACCTTACGTCCAGATGGTTCACAGGTTATCATAGAACCACCAACGCACGAAACGTACACATTCGTGCATGTAACCCCTGAATGGTAGTAGACACTATGATAAACACCCAACCTATAATACCTGAAGTGTATTCTGATATAAACCCACGGTTAGGGCAACCGGGACAGTTTAACGAGAAAGTAATTAATACAGATTCTATTAGAGAAGCCTTGATTACTTTAATAACTACACCTGTAGGGTCGCGTGTATTTAACCGTGCGTATGGATGTCGAGCTGCTGACTATGTAGGAGACCCGCTTGTCTCAGGTGACACAGTTTTCAGGATAAAAAGCTCTATAGAAGTAGCCATTCGAGACTGGGAACCACGAGTTACAAACGTACAAACTACTGTAGGGTATGATGAAGACCTTTTAGCGTACTACATTAGTCTGTCATACACAATACCTGCGTTAAACGGTATATCAGATGTTCTTACTTTTAACGTAAAATAACTTCCCACACAGCAACTTTAATTAAAGGAAGACCACAACATGGTTCCACTACAGCTATCACAGGTTAAACCTGATTTTGAATCGCTTGTAACCCAGCTACAATTATACTTAGCACAAAAAGAGACCTGGATAGACTTAATACCATCAGCTACCGGGCAAACCTTAATAGAGTTATGTGCCGCCGTAGGTGCATTTAATCAGTATGGTATAGAGTCAGCTACTAGGGAGGCATTTCTCGATACGGCTAGGCGTGAAAGTTCAGTATACGCTATTGTTAGAATGCTAGGTGTTAGAATAGCAAGGAAGACACCTGCTAGAGTAGAGTGTACTCTATCAAGAGGGGTGCACGTTGAAACCCTAACTATTCCTGAATACAGCCAGTTTTTAGTACAGGGGAAACCGTTTTTTAACCGAGACCCCTTAATATGGTCAAATACTACGCAATCAATAAGTGCAGTTTTGTACGAAGGTCAAATTAAAACAAAGGAGTTTGAGCCGTCTGGAGAGAGTTTTAGACAGATTAAACTAGGTGAACCTGGTTTCGTTGTAAGCAACTCTGATGTTATTGTAACTTTAGTTAGAATTGATAACAATGCTAGGGATACTTGGGAAGCAAGTGAATCCGGCATACTAATAGCAGATGCCAATGCTAAGGTGTACTATGATTCAACCTCAGGTGACGGAGACCTTATAGTGTCATTTGGGGACAACAATCATGGTAAAAAACCTGATACTTCACATAAGATTGAGATAAAGTATGTTGTCACCAAAGGTTTGGCTGGGTCAGTTGGTAACTCAGGTCAAAAAGTTACAATAAGCACTGTAACGACCGTAGTAGGTGTTACTACGTCTGCAATGACAGGAGGTGCCGATGAAATACCATACACCGTGTACAAGCGCATAGCTCCACATTTAGCAAACAGTAAACAAGCATGTGTAACTGCTGACCAATACTTAGCGAAAGCATTAGATTTTCCAGGTGTAGGTTCAGCGTCTATTACAGCAGAGCGTGATTACGAAGCTCAGGGTATACAACCTGACTTAACAAGAATGAACGTACTTACTATTTGCATACTCCCAGCGGACTCCCAACTAGCTGCGTTTTCTGAAGAGCAGTGGAATGAGTTTCTTGATTACATGAATAACTTTAAGTTTGCTTTATGTGAGATAGAGACCCAAAACCCAGTAGCCATAGAAACTACTCTAAATATACATGTTACCATTCATAGAACAGCAGTTGCAGAGCTAGTCAAAGTAAATACGAGAAAGGTTGTATCTGATTTATTCTCTAGGACTAACAACTTACTGTCCAAAACAATAGCGTTATCCGATATATCTAAGGCCGTATGCGATTTAGACGGAGTTGATTACATCAACATATTAAACCATACTGCTGACCTTATACCTCAGCAGTTTCCTAAAAATCGGTATTTCGTGTTAACTGACCTTACGGTTACAACCTCATATACTAAAAGGATATAGATGTATGCAACTCTTAGACATAACGAGTCCAGTTATAAGGGATAATAAACTTTGGCATGATTTTGTATCAGCAGTTGATGAAGTCTTTATTAATAACATAGAGCTACCTATCGACAGGTTAGCATCAATTCGAGAAAGCAGTACTGATAAGAATATATTAGAGCTTACTGCTAGATTACTAGGATTCTCAGTAGACCAGAATGTTTTGGCGTTGCATCACAGCAAGTTAAACTGGTTATTACAGGAAGTAGCTAGGTTTTCTGAGTATGGAGCAACATCTAAGTTTGTCAATTTCTTAGACCTTGCATTAAATGGGCGCTGTACTGTTATTCCTTTGTATACGATGGATTACACACAGTTTGAACCTGACATTCAAGGTGATGACCTTAGAAGTAATGGTGGTGAATGGTGGCTCACCACCCATGTAGACGTAGACCTCGTAGTATTTAACAGAAGTAACAATGATTTGCTAAGTTCGGCAGATGCAGTAGAACGGCTAAAAAGCATTGTTTATCAGTTTAGCCCGGTTAACCTCGTAATTCGTAATTTTACAGTGCGGCAGGATGTTTCATTAGACTAAGATGAACTTATAGTACAAATCATAATTTTAAGTAGGCGTGTCTCATACACACTCGTTGTAACATTACTCGATGTTCACACCAATACCCCCTTAAATTATAGCGGAGTACACATGAAAAATCAATTTAGTAAAGGAGAGCAAGTAGAAGAAGCCTGTGATGACCAGGTAGAACGGCGGTCATTCACAAGAAGAACCTCTGACAATCTGGACCTCTCAGACTATGTGAAAAAAGATGAAGTAGAGCAGTTATCAAGTTCAAAGCTTACTTTACGCGAAGTAATCGGTGCTTTTGTAGTTACATTGTCACTAGCAGGTGCTGCTCTAACCCAGTATGAAAAGGTTACCTCGCTTATTAATGAGCAGACAACTAACATCACTAAGTTAGAGAACGAGATTAACCGTATACAAGCAGCAAGTCATGCAGATGCCAGACTAGCTGAAGTTGAACGTCGCAAACTAGAAGAAAATGTGGCCGAACTTCAAAAACGAGTAGCAGCTTTGAACGAGAAAGCAACAAACCTAGAGCAGTTGACAGGTATGTTGTACCAGCAGCGGGCAAAACGATGAAAAGATTACGACTAATATGGTTCTTACTGTTTTGGTTGAATTCTAGCTCGGCTGCCATTTTAATCAATAGGTCTTCGTATGAGTATTCACCTACTTTACTAGACCTATTCACACTGCACAAAACTCGTTGGTTGGATGGTACTAAAGTAACGGTTGTAATATTCCCAACAACAACCATCCAACATGAGTTATTCTTAATAGAGTGGTTATCTATGACTGTGACCACCTATGATGAAATGCTAGCTCAGGGTATATGTGGACACGAAAACAACATTAAGTATGTAACTTCTGAGGAAGAAATGCTTGATGTAGTATCAAGTATACCAGGTGCTATAGGGTACATAGTAAGTGAAAGAAAGTTGCCAAAACACTCCAAACTAATCATTTTAAACAACTAAACTAGATACTTGAGGTTTTTATGAATATCTTTAATAAAAGCATTGTTGCAAAACAAGTAGCATCTGATTTGTACAGAGGTCTTATAGGACTCGCTTTAATACTATTCATGTTGTCATGGACGTCTGACTTAGAGAGTCTTACGGCTAACCTTCATATAATTGGATTGCAAATTGCGTTTAGCATTGCAACCGCTTTGCTATCTCATGTAACAAGACGCCTGTTATTTCCATACTTAGACTTACAGGAACTTGTTATTGCAGCCCGTGGTCAACCTATGGCGTCCGCCATTGTGTTTTTAAGTGTGTGTATGGTATTGTCTACTATGATTATATCTGCATCTGCTTTTATATCAAACTAAGAGGTGCCTAATGAAACCAGTATTGATAGCATTGGTTCTGGTAGCATTAGGCATTAAGTGTGGGGTAGCTGAACCTACGTTACCTACCCTACCAAAAAATGCTTATGACAAAATACCCTTGGTTATTAAAGCACTAGAGGTAGACTGGCCGAGTATGCCAATGCCTAGTTTTATACCGTCAATGATAGAGCAAGAGTCCTGTATTTCGGTGACGCATAGCAAGTGCTGGTCGAGTACCGTTGAACTGAAAACTTCAAGAGAGTACGGGTTTGGGTTAGGTCAAATAACTATCGCATATAACTCGAATGGTAGTGTCCGTTTTAACGTATTTGAAGAGCTTAAAGCGGTTAACCCATCGTTACGAGATTGGAAGTGGTCTGACCGCTACAATGCCTTGTACCAGATAAGAGCAATAGTTCTTAAAAACCGCCTAAATTGGAACAAGATAACTTTCCCTACTCGTAACTTATGGGAAAAGTTAGCATTCCTAGCTGCATACTACAATAGCGGTTCCCCGGTGAAAGATATGGCACTCTGTAGGTCTCACGCTGATTGTGACCCTACATCATGGTTTAACCGGAAAGGCAAAAAAGGAGTGGAAGCCTACTCCTACAAGAGTAAAACTGTAAAAAAGGGATATGGTAAGTCGTTTTTTGATATTAGTAGAGAGTATCCTATTAATGTCTTAATTTCACGGCGACCTAAATACATTCCTTATGTAGAGAAAAGTTGAGGTTTAAAATGCCTAACAAACTAGTAAGACGATATGCAGCACAACTTCGTATATCGGAAAGTGCAGTTGAAGAGTATTGGAAAGCCGCCAGAGTAGTAGCCGATGAAAAGTTCAAAAATCGTCGTGATTCTGCTTACTGGGGGTATGTAAACGGTACACTTAAACGTATGTTAGGCATTTCTAAAACAACAAAACCTTACAAGAACCGTAATAAGAGTGTTAACTCTAATGGGGTCACTAAAGAGTTAACAGCCTTTACGGGTCTAGACCGTGCTAAAATTGAAACAATTATAGAGAAAAACCTACCGTTCTTAATGCAAACATTAGATTCTAGTGTAAGTGAGGTCGCTCTTGATAGCATTATGAAGCTACAGTCAGGAGTCTCAATAAACTCTTATGAGGTTCGAACCATTGAAAAACTGACGACCTTGCTAATAAAGTTTTTAATTGACATTATACCTACGTTTAATCTGTATAAGAACCCAAAGCAAATAGCCTTGTTGTACACGCAAGAAATGTTAAAGTGGAAACCTTTAGTTCCTAATAAAGCATTACAGCAGGTCTCTATTAAACTCTTATGTAATCACATAGTAAATTGGCTAATCTTATACTCAACTATAAAAGAGGACTTAAAATGGATGTAGCAATTATACACAGGTACAAACAACTTGCTTCGAGTTATGGTGTTACAAGCACTAACAGAGTAGACGTATTAGTCTGGGCAGTTAATAAGAAAGGTATCGAAGTATTAAGGAAAATGTGGATGACACCTAATGTACCTCCTTTTCCACAAAATGAAGAAATATGGTTGTGGTTTAATCCTGTGACCTCAGTTTTCTATAAGTCATCGAACTGGAAACCAGGTACTGTAACTTGGGAAACCGTAGATGAGTATGACCTCCTATTTAATGAAGAAGACTTGACGTCTACTAGCGGTAATACGTCTGCAAACATACTAGAAGTGCTGCAAACTAATCCAAACCTACTAGACTCTGCAGTACAGGTAGCTATTGCCAACATGACGAATACTTTAACACAAATACAGAGTTTGTCTGATTTAAGAGCTATATCAACCACGTCACTTCATGATAAGTCGTTACGTTATGTAGAGAACGAAAATGAGTTTTATGCTTACGACCTACAAAGTAGTGCAAGTGAGGACGCTCCTTACATAATTGTGCCTAATAGTGGCGCAGGTAGGTGGAACCGTGTTGACCAGAAAATAGTAGACGGTGGGCAGTTTTAATCAGGTCTAACTATACTGAAATCCATAATTTATAGTGTACTGGTAAAGTACGACTATCTAGTTATTAACCCTGATAAGGAAACATTATGAATCGATTACAATTACTGCGCACTAGCGTATCCGGTAGAATTCCAGAGGTTGCCAATTTACTCGAAGGCGAAATGGCAGTAAACACGACCGATGCGGATATGTACATAAGACTTGGTGGTCAGGTCTATCACATTAATGCTGCTTCGTTCTTGAAACAAGACTCTGCACACCGTCTAGTGTCAGACGCTCAAATTGCTGCATGGTCAACCACGTATCAACTTCCAATTGCTAGTTCTACAGTCTTAGGAGGTGTTAAAGTAGGTGCTAACATAGTGCAAGATGTTGACGGTA